ACCGCATCAATGGTGTGGAGAAAGCGATCGCCCAAGCACCCCAAAATGCTGACAAGGGATTCTGGGAATGGTTTAACAACATCCTAAATGAGATTGAAGCGGGTGCAGGAGCGGCGGGTGCTGGCATTCGTGGCTTAGGTCGCATCATGGGCGCATTAGAAGAAAAAATGCCTGGGCTTGGTCGCATCCTTGAAAACATCAAAGGCTTTGCGGGTGGGCTGTTGATGTATATGGGCTTCCAACAAATTGAGCAAGTCTTAGTTGATTTTGCCCGTCAAGGGATTGATACCGCTCTGCAATTGGAACGGATGAAAGCGGCTTTAACTTATGACTCAAGCATCAATGCAGCCAGCAAATTAAAAGAGATCGCCCAATATGCTGATGATATTGGAGCTAATGCGTTGGTTGCGGCCCAGTCATTCACGAAGTTAACAATCGCCGCCGCTAACACTACCGTCGCGCCCCAGGTACAAAAAATCTTTGAAGGATTCTCGACTGCTTTGGTTGGGCAAGGTGCAACCCCCGATGAACAGCAACGGGCGTTCCTCAGTGTAGTTCAGATGATCGGGAAGGGTCAAATATTGGCTGAAGAGTTGAGGTCACAACTGGCTGAAGTGATGCCCCAAGCTATCGGGGCTATGGCTCGTTCCCAGGGATTAACCCAGGAACAGCTAACGAACCAGATGAAGAACAGTAAGATGTTCCCCGAAACAGACTTGCAACCATTGGCCAAACAACTAGCCTACGAAGCAACATTACCGATTAATACGGTGAAGGAAGGGCCACTCGGTAGTATCGCTCGATTCCAAAACGCCCAGGAAAAATTACAGGGTCGGTTGGGAGAAACAATCTTGGGAGTTGGTAAGCCAGCAATGGATTTGGCGGCTGGTGGGATGAATGCGCTCAATAGTGTAGCGACGGGGCTAACGGCGAGTCTGGGGCTTTTAGTGACATTTCTTGCTGGTAAATTTGTTTACTCCTTACTTGATACCGCTACCGCTTCAAGGATCGTGACGATCGCACTCAAGACATTGGGGCTTGAGTTTATGACTAATAACTGGATGCTAAACGGCTTTAATGCGGGACTAGCCAAGCTCAATATCAATTTAGTGGCCAGTGGAACGTCTAGCAATATTGCAGTAAGAGGGTTTGCATCTTTACTGGGTGCTATCTCTGGTGTAGGAAGTGCATTGTTAGCAATCGCCCCCCAACTGATTGCTTTTGCTGCGATTGGGTTAGTAGTTGATCGGGGGACTAAAATTTGGCAGTCTTATCATGGGGAATTGAAAAAGACCAACGATGAGTTAGAGCAGATGATTAATAATCTGCAACGTACTAAGACATTGACTGGACAACCAAAAGACCCCAATGAGATTGATCGAAGTTCACCAGATTATCTAATCTTGGGAGGTAAAAATCCTACTGGGTTCAATGCCAAGCCTGGTTTATTATCGTCAATAGAGAAGTTTTTGGCTGGTAACTTTAACTATGCTGCGCCTGATATGGATAATATCGGTAAAGTTGTTATTGACTACCGAGATGAGAAGGGTAATATTACCAAATCCGTTCGGATAGATAAAGATGAGCGACGGGATTTGATGGAAAATCTCAAGCAAGCCGACAGGAATGTTGCAGGGTCTAAACGACTAATATCTATCGCAGATGCAAACTTTGCCAAGCCCGAAAGACTAGCCGAGGGTAAAGCCGCAATTTCTCAATTAGATCGAGAGATTGCTGTTATCAGAACTCGTTTAGCCAATAACAGTAAATTAGGTGGTAATAACCGTGAAGAATTTAAAAACCTTAGTACTGAGTTAGCTGTAAAAGTTGGCAAGCGTGAAGAGGCTGTTAATGGCTATTTTGGGAATCAGATTGCTTTAGAGCAGATGAACAAAGCTCTTGAAGCTAGTAAAATGGCTGTCCAAAAGAACCCTGATACTCAAGCCCGTAATGCCCAGTTAGAAGCCATTGCTAAAGCGATGTCAGAGAACAATGTCATGCTAGAAGCAATCAGGATGTCCACTGGTTCTATTAACCAGAAAATTCCTGGGTTGCAAGGAGCAAGTCAATTAGTTTCTTCTGCTGGTGCTAATATCGCTGAATACAATCAGGGGTTAGTGAGTCGCCGCAACAATCAATTATTAGACGCTCGATTAACTCAACAGATTGATGACATTGATTTACAACGTCAACAGTTACTAGATAATTTAATTACTGCTCAACGAGAATTATTGCCTGTTAAGCAAGATGCTGAAACGTTTAAGGGTTTTGCTTTAAATGGATTAGAGCCAAGTGTCGCTCAGGATGCAATGAATCGTCTTGAGTTACGAGGTCGTGGTGGTGAGAAATATAAAGACCCCTTAGATATGATCATGAATACCAGCGTGGAAACGATGAAAGCGTTGGTTGAATCTGGGGATGGTATTAGCGGGGGACTAAAAACCTTCTTAGAGCAATCTATTAAGTTCAAAGAAAAATACCAGCAAGCAAATGAGTTGGAAGGCAAGGTTTTACAAGCTCAAATTGAACTTGTTAAATTACACCAACAAAGACTTAATATCATCCGTCAAGCTAACACTGAGATTGCTGCTAGTAACACGAATACTGAGATGTATCGGGCTGCCAGCAAGGGCAAGATTGGTACTCAAGATATTCAATCTTTTTCTGCTTACAATGATTTAGCTAAAGCTAAAAGTCAGTTAGAAAATGTTAAGGCATTATTTAACGACAAAAACCAAGACCCAGTAGATTTGGCTAAACAGTTAGCTAGTGCCAACGAAGCTGTAGCCAAGGCTGAGTTTGCGGTAACCCAGTCTGGACAGAATACCGAAGAGTATTATCGGGGCTTGGGCCAGTCGGTAGAAGATTTTAACCGTTCAGTATTAGAGACTGAGATTGGTTGGCGGCAACAAATCCGTGATTTTGGCTGGTCTGTACAGGATTCTGCCCGTAATGCCTTTATTGAAACTCGCGGATTACAGGAAGCATGGGCAGATTTACAGTTTGATTTGGAAGGTCAACTATTGGCCGCTCAGAATGAGCTTAAAAATACCAGCGAAAAACTGAGACAGGCTAAAGCGACGCTGGCTGTTGAGTCAATCAGTTTCCAACCCGACAGTATTGGTAAGAAGACTGCCAGTATCTTTGTTGACTTCCTGGCTAACATTGGCAATTTGGAAGGGGAAGGGCGATCGCTTGATGAAAAACAACGTCAACTCGGTCAAGAATATGTGACGACCTTGCGGCGCATTCGGGATGAACAGGAGAAACAACTACGCGCCGAAGAAGAACGCACCAGGGCAATGATTCGGCTTAATGAGCAGTTCCGTTCCCTAATGATGCAGATGGAATCTTCATCTATCAAACTGGGGCGTGAACTTGAACAGATTATTACCAGGATCAGTAAAGAAGCTCCTGGCAGTGGCTATCAAAATTATTTGCCTAATCAACTACCAGAACGCCCAGCATACACTTCCCCTGCTGGTATTGATCCTCGCTATGGTGAGGCGATAATCAATCAGCCCCAACCTGTTCAACAGCCACAACAGACCGCTCAGATCATTGAACAGCCCAAGCCAGTAGTTGTCCCAATTCAACAAAAAATCAAACTTTATCCCCAGGGTGATAAGCGATCGCTTGACGATTTGATGGGAATGTATGGCAATGATACCCCCCCCATAATCAAAACAAGTGCAACGATTACGACGACACACATAGCACCGATTACAACGGTTGCAACACCTAAGCCAGCGATCGATCCTACACCAAAACCCTCCAAGCTTCACACTCAACCTAAACGGGATGTAGAAAAAGAGGTACGCGATCAACTGCCGACTAAGCCCATTTATCAAGCACCCGCAGGCCCAACCTATCAACAGCCTCAAGCAAAACTTACTGTCGGTAAAGAATATACTTTTACGGCTCCGACACAACCAAATATTGTCCAACAAACTCTTAATGCTATTGGCAATTATTTATCACCCCCTGCTCAAGCTGCTACTATTCCAACTCAAACATGGGAGAAAAATCTAGCAAGACTACTTAATCAGTATGGTTCTCGGATGACGGTTGAAGACTTTAAACGTGCGTCTGCTAAGTCTGGAATCAATATTGATGCGTTAGTAACTCAAGCTTTTATTGAAAGTCATTTTGGGACAAAAGGAAGAGGGCGATTCACCAAGAATCCTCTCAACTATGGTAACGACGATGCTGGTAATAATAAGTATTTTAAAACCTATGGAGATGGGCTAGAATATGCTGCCATTAAACTTAAAAAAGACTTTTTCTTTACTAGTCCTGAAGATTTCATGGCTCGTGATTTTAAAGGTCGTTATGGTCGTTACGCTACCGATCCTTTGTACAAGCCAAAATATAACAGCGCATTAACAAAAATGCGTCGTATTCTCTATGGTAATTTACGTTCTGACATTCCTAAAGAGTTTAAAATCGCTGCTGGTATTAGTGATATGGGGAATCCCTTGTTAGCTGATTCTCGCGTTAAAACTGTCATCAATGCAAAGGGTGAACCACGCAAAATCTTAGACAGTAAAGACCCCAACGCTATTACAAAGTTCAAAGCAGAACAATTTAAAAATGATACACAATTTAATGGTAAATCCCTAGATGAAATTCTAAAATATCAAAAAGGACTTTACCCCGAAGCGTTTAGTAAAGATAGTTTTTATGCGTCACAGGGTATTAAGTTTTTGGGTGGACAAACACCAGCGAAAGGCAAGAATAACGTCGATCCCGTTAAAGCTGTTACTGAATTTTTCTTGGGCGCACAAGCACAAGCAATGCCAGTACTGCCACAACCTCCGAGTGATCCCAATAGCTTAAGAAATCAGCCGTATAAGGGCGCGACTAAGAGCTATCATGATCAACTCTATCAAGGCAAAACTCAAACAGTTCCACAACCCCCTAAAGACCCGATTACTGGACAACCTGAATACTCAATCGGTGGGAATGGTTTTACGCCCCAACAGTTTGGCCCATTTGATACGCGACCACGCTTACAAAATCCCAACATCAAAAAATATAACCAATTCCCTACATATCAACCAATTGAACCTGAGCAAGGTCTTAATATCAACGGTGGTAATGTCATTAATCCCGCACCAACAAAAGGCGTTATTGATCAATACCAGCCGCAAGAGATTAACACTTATAGCGACTTAGTAAGTTCAATCAAAGATCACAATCCAGTCACGGTGCAAGATACAAGTGGCTTAACTGCTACTGCTGGACAGATTAATGATATTAAGAATAAAACTTTAGGTCTTAATCGTGACCTGATTGAAACTCAAAAGAATCTTGAGTTAGTCAAGTTCAATAATGCCTTTTTACAACAGTTACAAAGTCTGCAAGATATGTCTTTGGGCTTAAGTCGTAAATGGGAAGACAACAAAGATAAATACAATGAGTTAGCGATCGCCAGCAAGGGCTATAAAAATTCCCTTGATGAAATTGTTTTGGTGGGCCAAGGCGTGACTGCCCAGTTCCGTCAACAAAATCGTGCTTTTGAAGATGAGATTAAAAGTCTGACTCGGCAATTAGAGGGGAATACAGAAGCGATCGCCACAATTATGACGGCGGTGGCGGCGAAAGAAGCTGAGTTAACTAAGTCAGGTCGGGCTATGACTGATGGTGAACGGAAGCAGATGGACTCAATGAAAGAGAAAATCGCTCTCTATGTTAAGCAAGACAGTGTTTTAGAAGCACAACGACAAAATGCTATCGAACAGCAAAAAGCGATGGCGGCGTGGGAAGAATCCACTCGACGGGCGGCTGAGGCGTTTGCCCGACTTGACCAGGTTATGAAAAATAAACAGGGCTATGCCAAGGTTCAAGCCGACCTCTATAAAACCCGCTATGACGTTGGGGCGCAGAATGATTGGGGAATGGGGACATTAATTGACCCCAGTGCGGTTATCAATGCTCGGATGCAAGCGGCTCAAGCCAAAGTTGATTTGGATAAACAGATTCGGGAAGGCAATTACTCACCCCAACAGGCCAGTGAGATGCGTCGGTTCCAGGCTGAGATTAGTGAGTTAAATATTAAGCGATCATTCGTTGACGCTATCCCAGGCTTAAAAGAGTTCAGTTCTGGCCTTAAGGACGCGATCCTGCACTCTAACGGACTAGGGGAATCTCTCAACAAAGTTAAGGACGTTGTTTTGGGAATGATGCTAGAGCAATTAGCAATCAAACCCTTCCAGAATGCGATCGCTGAATGGATTGGGCCAATGCTCGGACTAGATAGTAAAGAATTTTATCCCCAGGTAATTAAGGGGCTGGGTGAACGGGGAGCTAATGCGGCCAATAACATCGTTCCACTTGACTTAAACAATACGTTGGCAACAGGTCAAGGCTTACCCGACACGATTGATTTGAGTAGTGCATTTACTAGCCTGACAGAATCAACGACTAATACCAGCCAAGCAATGGATAACATTTTCCTCGCTGGTATTACTTCCACCGACCCCGCTATGGTTGGGTTTATCCTGGGTTTGACGGAAGCGACTACGGCTTTAACTGTTTTTGCTGGTGCTTTAACACTTGGCGGTGGTGGTAGCTTTGTTAATGCTGGCAGTAATATCTTTGGCAACCTATTTAACGCTGGTAATGCCAGTGCGGGTCAATCTGTAGCAGATAGCTTATCGGGCGGCTTTACGGGAAGCATTAGTCACGTCTTCGGTTTCGCCGATGGTGGCCCCGTTGACCCACTCAAGATTGATAATTATGCTGGCGGGGGACTGGTAGAAGGCATCAGTCAAGCAATGGATCGGGAACGGAGTCAGTCGGGTGGGAAGCAACCCATCCTGGCCGTCCTGAATACTGACGAGTATGTAATTTCTGCAAACGAAGCCAGCGATTACCGCAACTATAAAGATTGGTCGGATCGTATGGCTAAGGATGTAAAAAACTTTGCTCAGGGCGGCCCCGTCTCCTACATCCCCAACACCACTCAGACAAATACCAGCGAGGGAACTGTTAATAACTTCAATCAGACCATCAAGATTGAAGTGGCCAACACGAATGACCTGGGCAAGTCAATGAGTCAAATTGAGCGCGATCGCCAGTTATCTAAACTACGGGCGGGGGTGCGTTAACTATCGCTAAAACAAGATCACTTTCATCAGCGTGAAAAAAATGTGTACGAGGGTTCGTGATTTCAGCGTGTTCCATGTGATAAAGAACTTCCCACACATCCATTGGTTCTATTTCGTTGGGGAATCGAGGGTCTTTTTTTATGCTGTCAACTACCCACACATAGGAAGGTTTTTCCCCATTATTAAAGTTGAATTTTTCGCCAACAATTAAATCTTTTGCAGGCTTTAAAACTTTATTACTCATTAATTCAACCTCATCCATTCAGGTTTTTGTTTTTTGGGTTTGATTACCGCAAGTTGAGCAGTAAACTCTTCTTTTACGCCTTCGTTCCATCCAGTAGCCATGCTATGTCCCCATCCCCTGACAGTTTCGCTACTGAGGTGAGTGGCTTGATTTTTAGTCATAATTTTAACCTCCCGACTTGGCAAAGTCTTCAATCTTTTTAATAGCTGACCTCATAGCATTTGCCCATTCCCGACTAGACTCTGGAAGTGGCTCAGGACTTTTTTCATTGGTTAATCGCAGGATTGTGTGAATAACCTGTAACTCAAGGGGTGTAAAGTCAATCATGGTTTTTGCAAGTGTTAGTTAAAACGGTATATCTGATGGAATCCAATCACCAGTTACAGAGTCAAAATCCCAAAAATAGTCCCAAGCGGGAATAGTAGGATAATCTTCAATACTATGATCGTGACCACGATAAACATCTAGGAATCGAGGAGTTAAGCTATTCCAAAAATAAAATGCCCTATCAGAATGATGATCAAGCAAGGATAGCCAAGCATAAAAAGATGACAACATATTAGTAAAGTAATAATTAATTTTTAGCCAAAAACATTAAACAAAAGGCAACACCAGAATCATTGAACTGGATAAAGCCATTCTCATCTTCCCCATCCCCCAGAATGTGCAAATCTTCAACAGGACAGCCCATCGTTTGAGATGCGGGATCGAGACGGTGATTAACACACTTTTTACAGTATTTGTCTAGGAATAAAGAGTGTTCCATCCCATTAGAAAAGGTTTGTTTGGACATTGTTAATTCTCTCTAATAAGTCAAATTTAAAACAACGATCAACTCCGTCACTATTGTCTTTAACAATAGGGCAAACCTCATAGCCAGCAATAAAGCCAGTGCCATAGTTACTAAAAGCAACTTCATCCCCAATCTTCAAGAGATTGCCATGTTTATCCACTGGCTGGTGTTCTCCGAAAATATCAACTTGAATATACATTAAGCCCTCACAATTGGCGCGTTTTGATATTGATCCATCCCAGGCATCCAATTCCCCCCAGTAGGAATGCCCATAAAGTTTAGGAAGTTGCCATAGGTCTTACAAGCTGTTGGGGTTTTGGCACAGCCCATAACGGCTGTAACTGTATCGCCAACTTTTACCTCTCCCTCTGGTGTTTCAGCGAGTTCGATGTCTCCGTTGACCCCAGTGGCGATTGCAAAACGACAGCCCGTATTTTCCCCAGACGTAAACTCGATATAGCCGTAGGTGTGATCGGCTGTATCTGTGATGTGGAAACTGGCTTGGTTGCTAACGGATGTAATGGTGGCGGCGTGGGTGTAGGGAGCGATATTTAACCCACAACCACCCCCCATGACAACCCTGGGCTGGTCACAGAAATTGTGTAAGCAAACTGGACTGGTTTTAAGGACAGAACCACCAGCAAGAGCAGCACTAATGCGGGTGCGATTTTCTACGGTGAAAGCAGTCCGACCCTTACCAGTGACTTTCCCGACTTGCCCAACTTCTTTAAAGGGATGGGCTTCAATAGTGGGGGGAAGCGATCGCCAATCCACACCCTGTAAGTGAATGATTTTGGCATTGCGTAAACCACCACCCAACACAAAAGCTGGTGTAATTTGGTCGCTATAGATTGACTTTAATTCAGCATTATTGGGGTCAAGTGTGGCAGTTGTTTCAATAGCAGTTGGCTCAAAACTGTAGGCTGCTAAATACGTTTCGTTGTCAATAACAAGGTTGCGATCGTGGGTTGTGAATAGCATAATATTTAGTCCGTAGCTTTTTTAATTACTTGATAGTTTTCTGCGACTTGCCCAATTGTTAATGAATTTTCACTAAGCCACAAAAACTGAGAAAGTCTTAAGTTAAAGCATCTTGCAATAGCTTCCAAGCTATCCATACTAGGCTGTTTTTTGCCAGTTTCTACTTCTGACAAATAACTTCTAGATAGACCGCTTTTTTCTGCTAGTGCTTGTTGGTTCATGTCAAATAGACTGCGTAGTTGTTTGATGATGTTAATGTTCATTACACTCCAAACAATTAGTATTAGTGGGGTTTGCTGTACATTTTAAGTGGGGACTATTAGCAAAGTATGGGCAGTTGAGCATTTTTTTATTTGATTCAAGTGACTCAACATCAAAACTACCCATCACAGTTCGATCCCAATCTATTCCCCATACACGCCCATAATTACAAGGCAAATTCATTGGGGGAACTTGGCAGTCTTCGGGGATGGGTAGAAGGTTATTAACGAATAGAGTAAAGCTATTAATTATCTCTGAACAATCAACGACAGAACAGGTAAAATCATCTATTGCTTTATTGACTTTGCTTACGGATTGATTAACTGCCTGAGCTAACAACTCAATGTTACGGTTGCCTTGCTCTATCTTTTTTGACTCCCATTTAACGTAGTTGTCAAATTCTTTTTGATAGTCAGCCTCAGTCATTAATGACTTGACGGTTTTGATAAAGTTTTTGGTTCTCATTTTGTGGGTGATTGTAAAAATAAAGACTCTAGCCAAGCTTTTTGTTTTTCTAGTTTATTTGCTTGTGAGCCGTAATAATAGCCGATGCTAAAGATGATGACATTGTAAGCACAAAAGCCAAAAAAGATAAATTTAATTATTTGCATAAACTAACACCAGCGAGGAAAAGTAGTTTGTCGATAAGTTGTTTAAGCATCAATTTTCTCCTTTAAGATAATGTCTTTCAAGCTAAAAATGTGATTCATAAAGTGGTGGTGTTCTAGGACAGTGATTTTGTCCTCGAATTGAAGCTCTGAAACTCGTCGGGCTAAATAAGCAATAGATTCAATTGCTTTTGATCTGGTATCTCTATCCATTCCAACCCTCCCCAAATTCCTTTTTCATATAGTTTTTAAACCACCAATCGGGTTTAGGTTCAGCGTACTTTGATGCTACATTCTGCAAGTATCGCATATAGGCTTGTTCATCCTCCTTGGTTGGGTGTTCAAAGATTGCGTGGTGATACCAAGCCTTGACTGGGTGCCATTGCATCGGCTTATTTTTTTTATCAAGTTTAATCTGTTTTTTGGCAACAGAAGGGTGACTTTTATAAAGTTCATTAATCTGTGCTTCAGCCCAGTATGGCGCATAATTAAATTGATAGGCTTTCCGCAATAAGTCTTTAAAAGCTTGATAAAGACCTTCTTCATCTTCCCGAATAATTAAGACCATATCACCCACAGCAAGCTCTTTTTCGGGTGCGGGAAACTCATAGCCACAGTGGACGCATTTCATGTGGAATGTGACTAAAAGCCGATGGCAGTCAGGACATTCTTTCATTGGGGCTTCTTCAGGAATAATTTCCCCTGCTGGTATTAATTCCCCATACTGGATAGATTCGATCTGCCCAAAACCAGGTCGCATCACATTCCCCGCTTGATCGAGGTAATGACAATCAACTTTTCCATCCCAGGGCGCGACCCGTTGGCCCCGACCAGCCCCCTGAACATATTTAGAACGGCTTAAAGTAGGACAACAATCAATAACACAGCTAATTTCAGGGAGGTCGAAGCCGATATTGATGCAACCGACTGAAATTATCCCCATTAACTCTTTTTTACGAACTTTGGCGTAGATAGAATTACGGGTCTCTTTGTCAGTGATTTTGTCCTTACTACCGTTGGGAGTATCGCCTTTAATAAGAGCGCAAGGAACACCAGCGCGAGTAAAGGCATGGACTAACATTTGGGCGTGGTGGATGCTGACTGGAAAGCAGACGAACCGACGACCCTTAGATTTGTCCATGTAATTATCAACTGCACACTGGACAACTTCGGGAATGGCAAAGCTTTCATCTAATTGGGCTTCTGTAAAGTCCGATCCCCCCTTCGGGACTCGTAATGATTTGGTGTCAGCCCCAGCGATACCCCAGTAAACAAACGGGACTAAACCCTGTTGAAAATTAGTCGCTTGACCCAGTTCAACCATCTCCCCAGGTGTCGGGCCTAACACTTGGACGGGGAAAATATCTCCCATTGATTGACGTTTGGATAATCGCCAGGGGGTTGCAGTCAGTCCGATCAAAGTAGGAACATTCGTTGGGCGATCGCCGCTATCAAACAGGTCACGATGATCCTTAAGAACATCCCAAGCCGCATTGGCCTGTTGAGTAATTTCTTTACTTCCCCCAACGTCGGGGTGATTGGCCTTTAAAAATTCTTTGTGCTGGTGCTTAACCTCCTCAAAAGTGGGGTAGCGATCGCCGTTTAAAACAGTTGCGTCAATATTAAAACCGATGGCCCGCAACTCATTATCTAAAGCACCAGCCGTAAAAATGGTTTGGCCATCTTTGAGTTTGGGGAAACGCTCTAACGACCATTTATACCAAAGCGATTCATGGGCTTCATCAGCAATAATTACATCGGGAACAAACCAGCTAATGTCACGCTTGACAAGGGTTTGTACCATCGCAACCTGAACGTTCTTGTGGCGGTTTTCCTTGTAACCCCCCGCAATAATTCCTGCCCAAATACCAGCAGAGGCAAGTTGTTGAATGGTTTGCTCAACAAGACAGTTGGCGTGAACTAAGAATAAAACTTTACGTTCTTTCCCGCCCTTTTGTTCCTGGGCTTTAAATGCGATGTCGTGAATCAAGCTAACAGCTAAAACAGTCTTTCCCCAACCACAAGGGCAAACAAACTGAATGCGTTTATGACCTTCACGGATTAACTGATAGCCTTGACGCTTAACATTTAACTGGTCTTCTCGTAAAACAGGTGGAGTTAGTTTGGGCTTAACTAAACTTAGTGGTGGGGGTTGTGACAAAAAAGCGGTCATTTTTCAATCCTCTTAAACTCAACTACCCAAACGTAGGGATTAGATTGCCAAGGGTGTTTTTTAGCGTTGATGGAATCCCACAGTTCAATCCAAGCATTTAACAAGTATTCCTTGTAATCTTCTTGATGCTCTTGTGGTACGATTAAGCCTTCCGCATAAATATCAGAACGGGTAATATCCTGTAATCGTTCAACACGAATATCCGTTATTTCTAAGGTGATTCGGGATGCTGAACGTGGCATAAAAATAGGGGGCTTCCATTTCCAGTTTTTATGACAAACGACTGGAATATCTGCCTTGTAAAAAAGTCGTCCAGTGTGATGATAAGCAAACGTTTCCCGAACCCAAAGCCTGTCACCAATATAGCCATAAGGACAGTCTGGATGTAGTGGTAACATAAAGCCATCTTCTAATGGCTCAGGTTGTGGTTTTATTACTCGTCGAGTCTGTGTTTTACGCCCCTCTAATATGGCTTGAACCATCGGGGTAGAGAATAAGATAGGTCGTTCTTTCATCCCACACCCCCTAAAGAAACGACAGAGACAGATTGATCGTTGATGGGGGCTGTTGTGTAGCCAGCCCAGTGATCAATTCGATAACAAAAAGATTGATCACTAACGCTTAAAACGGTAGCCAATCGTTGACTAACTTGGTCATAGACTCGATAGCCTGGTAATAACTGTTTTGCTGGTATTAACACGATTAATTCCTCAGTTAAAAAATAAACTTTGTCAGAATGATACCAGTCATCCACAAGACAATAAGTGACAGTTGTTTGATGTTTAAGTTCAAGTTATTTTCATCTTTGTTATTAAGTAAGGATTGAAATAATCAGCACGATAACTAAAAGCCCTTTTGCAATAAGAATTGCTAAACTCATTTTCCACTCCTAAATTTAGCCAGCATTTGTTTTTTGCGCTCCAACACTTCCTCTATTGATGCGCCCAAGTAACTTTTAGGCTCAATAGTGACAGCGTTATACGTTACTGTTTTTTTGTTTTCTTTTTCGGACATAATAACATCCTAAAATTCAAGTGTCCAACCTTTTTCCCCTTCCCCGCTTTGTTTGTGAACAAGAATGGACGGAGGGTAAACAATGTCGCCTATTGGGAATGGATAAAAAATAAAGTAATCCTTATTCCATTCAGTCAGACGACCTCTTATATGGCTTTCGCCTTTAACTAAGCAATAATCTCTCTTCGCTCGTATTTTTGACATAGGCTAAATAGTTTTTTACTGCATTGTGAACTTCTGTGTAAACTTGGTGGAGCCTGTTGTCAGCCTGGTCATCAAAGTCATTGGCAAAAGTATAAAAATTGTGCCAGAAATGAATCTGAAAAGCAGCATCACTAATCTCTTGACCTGACAACATCTCATCAAGGTAATGGGTCATTAATCTTAACCCCAAGTCAGGATGAAAGCCCTGAGCAATTGCTTCAGCTTGGCATCTAGACTGTAAACCTAATCGCATTTTTGAACACATAAGTAGTTAGTTGGTTAATAAATAAAAGCCCGTCTTTCCGAGCAGTCAAACCTCAAACGGTTAGTGTTTTTTGCAGGTCATTGTCCTATTCACTCCACAAATTAAGTTATCAATGCAAAGACAGTGAATGAACACTGTCAGGGAGTTGTCTGTTTTGTCCACTAAATAATTAAGTTGGACTGCTTAATATTTTAATAATATCAAAACTAAGCTTAGTTGTCAAGCTCTTGAATTGAGTCAATTCCCAACGATAAATCTTCCGCTTTTTCGTAACTAGCACCAGCGAGGATAATGCCACCACTGTTAACAGTTCCAAAGACATAAGCAAAGGTAACAGCATCTTTTTTATGCGATCTAATCCTATCTTTATGGACAACAACAGGCTTACTTTCTAGGTTTGTACAGACGGGAACGTGATCATGTAATCGCCCAATTTGGTGATCTTTAAGCTTGCGTTTAATCATCCCCTTGCTGGTGTTTATCTCTAGGCCTGGATCAAAGACAAGATACGGCCCAACCCAATACTCAACACCATCTTTTTTGTAGAGTTGATCCACTTTTTGGTTAGGCTTGTAACTGCAATAGGTTATGTCTGGTTTTGCTTTAGCCATCCTCACTATCTATATCAGCTTGAATTTCGGGAGGGTATTCATTGATATACCAACCAGATTTTTTGCTTTTTTGGATAAGTGTTGGCAGTAAATCTCGATTAGCATACCCCCAAATATTAAAGTAATTTAATGAGTAGCCAGTTCCAAATACAATGCCACCCCAAAGATTAATAAACTTTTCAATGTCTATGGCGGCTTGCGGTTGATCGTCGGGAATATAAATATCAAATGTTTTTTGCATCTTGAACCTTTAACCATTGATTAAATTTAATTTGTCGCATGGTGCGATAAACTTCTAACTGTGCCTCACACACAGCGATTTTTTTATCTAGGATATTAAGCTCATCCTGAATGGTGTCTTTACAGAGAGTTGAGCGGTAATAATCCCCAACCAACTGAATCCTAGAGTCGTGACCTGTCCTTTTTCGTAACTCAATAATTTTGTGATCAATCGTCTTTTTAGATTTACCAAGGGTGTCAGCAATCTCATCAGATGTCATGCCTTCAACAAGCAATAACATTAGTTGCTGTTCTGCTGCTGTTAAGTCTGCAAAAATCATTGTTTAATACTTAATCGAGTGTGGTTATCGGTCATAGTGTTCCAAGTGTTGTTTAAGTAATTGGCGATAAAACCGATTAAATTGTTTAAATACTTAAGCAGGTATAGCACGATCGCCAACAGAACAACGATTATGAACAATGGCATTACAACGAGAAAAGTGAAAATCGAAAGGAGCGGCATCATATTAAGAGGATCGTGATACCATTGCCATTGAGCGACAGCTTCTTCAAGTGGACAACTAGACTCAAATACTTGGTAAGAACCGTCTGATTTTGTGATATAAAGCTTGGTTTTAGTCATTTGAACACTCCTAAACAAAGTTTAATAATTGCTTAAAGTCTTCTGTTGCCCATATAGAAACCAGTTGAGGGTGAATATTGTTATAATCACCAGACTCAAAGTGTTCTCTCATTTTTTGCGCTGCTAATAGGGCATTGTGGTAATAATCATTGTCATCGTCGTCTAGTAACTTTTCGAGTTCTTTATAACGGGGGTTATAAACAATATTCTGGAAGATTTCTAGCGTATTAAGAATAAAAACAGCCATTTCTTCCATAGCCCGATCTTCGTCATAGGGATCGACTTGATTAGTTGTCATTTAAAACCTCAATTTTTGTAATGTAACGATTTTTGCTTTTAGCCTTTCAATCTCAGCCAAACGCATTTCTTCGGCTTTGACTTGGGCTTGTTCTAGTGTGTCGTGGATGTGATTTATTCCCACTATTTTGTAACCAGAGGGAACACGACAATGCCAACCATCGCTCTCTTTAAGTTGTGCATCCGACTTAACAATGCCATGTGTTAAAGCCCACTTGGTAATAAATTTAGTCTCGTTCATGTGATTCACAAATAGGTCGAAAGTGATAAACCAATTGCTTCAAAACAGCACAGTTGCCATCGGGGAAAAACACTCCATCTCTCCACTACCCATACTTGGTAGCGGTAAAATGCTTACAGTTTGGACAGCTTGGAGATTCTACGTTAAGCGTTAGTTGAGTTGCCAAAAAACAAGACAAATTAGGGTTGGCAAGAACATAATCAAAGCAAAAGTAGAACTTTGTTTAAGGGCGATTAATGTCACGATATACCTCCGATTGGGCATAAACAGGTAGTTGAAAGTTTTTGTTGCGAATAACGCCAAAAAACTCACCATTGTCTTGCAATAAGCAATCCCCAAAATAAAAGTCTGGTTTTTTTACTACGATGGCCATTCTACTTGTGTTATTTGGATAAACTAACAAAACACAATCACCAGGCAATAAGTCTTTGAAAGCTTTAATACACACGATTAAAAGACCTTTATTTAAAAGTAACTATCAACAATTAAAACATAACTAACTTGAGTTGTCAAGCTACTGATCTTGCTTTGCCAAGTGCCTAAATGGAATGGGGACTGGGTCATCTATCCCCTCTAACATCACCTGGGCAATGTCGTTATCGTGGTCAAGTTCAAACACGAAACAAACGCTATCTACCTCAACCCCATAGTTGGGAGATAAGACCTTGGCTGCACAGCCTTTAGTTAATTGTTGGGGGATTTCTGGTAATTGGAAAACAGATTGTTCCGCGACAGATGGTTCTTTATGAACGAGTCGTACACTTCCCCCCTTAGTTTGCTCAATAATTCCATAGCCATTATCAGCTAATGCTTGTAACTGACTTTTGGCAAAAGCAGAATCAAATTTTTGCCCAACATTGCGACTACCAAAATACTGAATAACTTGCCTGGGGGTGATAGCACGGTCACGTTCGACCACGCCCCAAATATCAAGCATTAATTTACTGAGTGGGTTAGCAGATTCATCCGACATAGCGGCGGCTTTGACATATTGAGTTGCGTAAAAACAGATCAAAGACCAAGTTTTTTCTGCAATATGTAAAGGTATCTTTGCTGGTATAAATTGTTCATCCTCATCCCGATAATGCGCTTGCCAAATCAGGGAAAGAATACCAGCAAGACGGGGAAAATATGTGATTAGTTTTGCACAATAACCGCTAAAGTTTGGGTTTTTAATTCGGTTCTCAGCTTTTAATTGATTAAGTCTTACCCAACACTTCTCCCAATACTTAGCCGCTTCTGATTCAAAGTAAATAGGGTAAGAATTAAAACGTTCTTTATCAATGGGTATTGACTCTAGCGACTGAAAAATCTTGTTAAGCATAGCCACATGGTTTGTCTCAACAAAGTCCATTCGCATCGGCACATCAATCTCTGGTGGATCGCAAATTAGAAAGCGGTCTGTTAAACCATCCTGATTTTTTGCTAAAGATAAATGCTGTCGGAAAACGTCAGGTTGCATCCCCCCCGCGATCTGCATTAACTGACCCCGTAACTGGTGGGTTTTGCCCTCCGTTACGCGCTCACTGCCGTAGTAGGAACGACCATTAAAAGCTTGCAACCAGTATTCCTTATCATTACCATCCCCCTTACTATACTGGTTAAAACCTTTGATTAAACTGGCAAGTTCATCATTAAATAAAATAGCAGAGTGCCAAATATCTTGTTCAGATAAAAACTTTAATACGGCTGGCACAGTGGGATTATTAAAAACCCATTTTTTCTTTGCATCAATGCTATCCTCAAAAGCGTCTGGATCAAAATTAGCATCACCAGCGTTATGTTCACGTTCTAATACGGTCATTCGCTTCCACGCCCGTTTTAAATTCTTTAGTTGGGTTTGAAGTCTTACCCATTCCTGATCAGCTTCTATTACCTTGTTTAGCAAGTAATACATGATGCTGTTCCCTGCTGGTGTTTTTCCATCCCCCTTAAGTCCCATATCAATACAATAAAAAATAAAATAAGATTGCCAATCTGAGGCGCGAGGATCAACTACATGGGCTTTCGCGCCGACTAATGTTCCACAAGCTGGCCATAAATAAGCCAAATAACGTAGGGGATGAAAACGGTTTTTGGCTTTGCGTTTTAACTCTACTGCTAAGTCGGGGGGTAGGATGTCGGCAATATCAATTAAAAGGTTGGTATTTAATTGAAACTCTTTAAAATCTTCTTGGGCTAAATCTTTAACTAAATCCTGTTCTAAGGACTTGCTAACTGATTGATAGAGACGTTCAATCTCAGAGCGTTGGCGACTGTTTTCAGACGCTATTTTAGCGATCCCTAGCTCTATATCCTGTATAGAATTTTGACTGTGATAGAGTGCTTTTAATTGTTCCCAGATATTAGTTTGTTGTTCTGGGGTAATTGCCTTATTTTTGCTGGCTGGTGTTAATTGTGACTGCACTGGGTCAAATTTTAAGATTTCCCGCCAATACCAGCCACGAATACAATTATTGACACCTTCCTGCTTGCAAGCTGGCTCAATAACACCTTTCTTTTTAGCCCACTCAATGCGATTTTCAGCACGTTGACCATCTACATTGCTGGCAGACAAAAACAAGCCAAAATAATGCTCTGCATTAAAGTCATAGGTCTGTCCTAAGTAATCAAGGTAACGTTGAACTGCCACCAATTCTAATGCAACAATAATGGCTTGATCGTTATGTCCTGAACCTTCAGGAACACCACTCTCGACCATATTCCGAACATCTTTAGAACAGCACTCAATTAGTGGAATGGTTGCATCTACGGGTAACTTGATGTCATCAAGCGACTTAACCCGTTTTTCTTCCCACAGATAACTCACAAAATAGTCGGGCAATTCGGCGATCGCCGTTTCGCTAAATGATCGACCCTCCCAAAATGTATAGCCGTCTGTTTCCGAGTGAGCCGACGGTGGAACAACCACCCCAGGCCAGTTAGCAATGATCTCTAACTTCCCCCCATTAACCTTAGCGACTCGACCATCCTTAATGCCCAAAGACTTATTCTTAAGAGTCTCTTTAATAGCACCAGCAGAGAAATAGTAGAGATAGGTGCAACGCCCAGGCTTTCCCGACCCCCATGTGACTGTAGCGGGAAGTGGGCGATCGCCCCGCAGAACATTAAGTGTCTCCCTTGCCTCATCCCCATCAACATCAATGGCAATTAGGACAACTTGCTGGCATTGATAACTAAACTTGCGGCCAGTGAGAAGTTTAAAGCCAGTGGTGTCGGGAATGACGTTCTCATTTTTGCTTAAAGCTTTATCCCCCTTAACAGGACAGGGCAGTATCAGTTCACCCTTTTTGAGAGCCTTGGCCAGGTCGGAGGGAATAATGTGTCGGTCTGGTGCGCCACGATGATAAGCTGCTGGCATTTTTTGAGCATCGCAGGGATAAACCCACGCATCAGGGGCGTATTTATGTAGCGTCAGTAGCCCTTCTATCAATGCTTGGTGGTTGTTCATAGTTTGTATAGCGAGTAAAAAATAAGGGGGTAATCTCCCCCCTCGATCTTAGTCCTGTTGGTAGTCGGCTAACTAAATTTGGTTTTTCTCCCACTCAGCCAGAGCCGCATCAGCTTGTTTAAAAGCCATCCTGGCTATAAAGTCGGGAAAACCGTTGATACTTGGATTAGCCAAGGTACCCGTCAGTGAGGCTTTGTAAAGTTGAAAGTGTAATTCGTTGCGTTGTAGCTTGCTTGGTGTCTGTGGTGGGGGTGACGGGGGTGGGTTTGAATTTGGCATTATACGTTCACCCCATGAATTTTAGATACGTTGAGTTCTAGGGCTTGCTCTTTATAGCCCTCTTTTTGCTGTTCGATCACCTTATAGCGACCTTCCAGAATTAGCATTGCCCCCTGCTGGTATTTTTGCAGTTCGGTGGCTTGATTCCCCCATGCTGCAATCTTCATGCGTTCGGGTTGGCCCTTAAAGTTGGTGAAGATTAAAAAGGAATTTGCGACTTGACTACTACCAGCATCTTTAATAGTGGGATTTTGACCCAGTTCACCACTTAAAATTGTGTTGTTCATTTAATTACCAATGATTGAGTTTGTTCGTAGTGAGCGATATGCGTCTCAGGTCGAGCCGCTAAGTGTTCTTTGATGGCTTCTTTATCAACTTCCTTGATAATCTTTTCATTGACAAAAAGAGTTGGCAGTTTATCAATAGGTAAATCAATAACCAACTTAGGGGCATTTTTGCGAATAGATAACTTGCAAAAAGTACCCTCAACCTTTGATTTATTATGCTGTTGCATGGCATCAAGAATTACTTGGCGGTTGCGTTCAGCTTGTGCCTCATAAGTTGCGGCAATTTGACTGATTCGTTTGGCTTCCGCCTTGCAAGCATCGGCTTGGGCTTTTAGTCGTTTGCTATCAGCCGCCAGAAAATCTACACGCTCATCAAACCGTTCTTCAACTGACAGATAGTTGGCGAAAATAACAGATGTTATCTCATCTTTTTGTTCGGGGGTATAATCATCAGAATCCATCACCTCACTAATAGCTTGGTCAAATTCTGACAATTCATTACTAATGCTATAAAGTGAATTGTTCATAATTAAAAATTAATCTCCTGATCGTTGTCAGTTTGTTGTGCCTGTTGCTGGTCTTGTTTGCCACCCAGAAGATAGATGTTGTCAGCATTAATCACTGGTTTAGAACGAGCAGCACCAGTATTTTTGTCGTTCCAATGATCAATTTTGACATGGCCTGTCAAGCCAATTAGAGAGCCTTTTTTGCAGTAAGTAGCAACGACTTCGGCTGGCTTCCCCCACACCTCAACATTGAACCAATCGGCTTGATCTTTGTTGAATGGGTTGTTAACAGCGATGCTAAACGTGGCATTGTTTTTGCCCGATTCAAACCATTTAATTTCTGGGTCACGCCCTAACCGACCCACCAAGTTTACTGTGTTAATTTGCATTTTGATTTACCTTGTAGATGTACACTATGTCATTGGGTTTATCAAACTCAATAAAAATGGTTTTATGTTTTGATAAACAATCATAAATAGATTGAGTAAGAAGTTCATTATCTTCTATACCTAATGCACTCGATATATGGATAGCTGATAAAGGCTCTTTTTCAACATCCGCCGATGTCTGAATTGCATTATAGACCTGCCCAAAGCAAGTAGGCATAACCCATAACTCAACCCTGCCAATTAGACGATAATCCTCCCAATAATAATCAGCCCCCTCAACTAAATGCAGTTCTTTTAATAAACAGTTAATGTCATCTTGTTGGTTGCGCCAAAAGCTATCAAACTTAACATGGGTAGGCAATTCGTCTTGCTGGTGCTTATCATCAGGCAAGATATTGATATTAAACGTACAGTTCTTAAACATTGGTTTTCCAATCCGTAATAAATTTAATTTGAGTGTTATCAGCCCACTCTTTTTGCCAGACAAACCAAGCAACGGTTGTGTTATCAGTCCCCTTAGTATCGGTGCGAAATTGGGGACGGGGATTAAATACCAGCAGATGGGAAAGTGGTGCTGATTTTAGGAACGGGGCGCGACCATCAAAGGCATCCCCCAACGGGCGATCGGGATAACGTGCAAGCCAATTAGCCCCATCCTTAGCAGATAAAGCGCAAGGCTCCAAATAAGTCAACCGCAGCAACATTGCAACACCAATTTTTGAATGTTCCCAGGCATTTTCAATAATTTTTTGGCAGTCAGGCTGACGGTAGGGTGGGTTGGTTACTGTCCAGTCAAAGCCAGTTTTATCCAAATCCCACAGAATCTTTTTCCATGTATCGGGACTTGTCATATCCTCACCCTCATACATGGCATAGCCAGCGTTGGGATCGATGTCTGCACTAACCACATCAAGGGGAACATTAAGTAACTGATATGCAATATGCCCCTCCCCCGCACAGGGTTCACATACATCACCACAAATCGGCACATTATCCAGTAATGTCTTAACCAACCCAGCGTGGGTGTAGTAGGCATCGTTATTATGTCTTTGTTTTGACACGATTAATCCTCTCCAAACTTTAGTTTATCATCTCACAACTAACTAGAGTTGTCAAGCTTGCAATTTTAGTGACTATTTTGCTTTATAGCCTTGCCAATTTATGTTACTCGATGCTATTAATTGATTACACCTTTTTAATCACAATCAAAATGTTAAACCGACAAAAATTAATTAAATTATTTGTAGATAAGCAAGATGAGCTTGGTATGACCCAAGAACAACTGGCAAAGTGGTTTTCTGAGTTAGGTGGTAATACGGTTTCTCACGGCTTTATTCAAACGATGACAAGCCCCAAAAAGACCTCTACGCCTGAGTGGGACAACATGAAAACTATTGCTAAGATGTGGAATGTCACCCTTGATGAATTGAATTATTATTTTGAAAATGATGAGATTAAAGACATTAAAGAAGCCAGTAAGGCTTACCAACAAGCCGTGAGACAACCCCTAGACAAAAGCATGATTGAGAGTATCGTTATAAAGCACCTCGAACCAGAGGATATAGCACCATTGGCTATTAAACTAATGGTGATAAGTGTTGATAAGATGAGGGAACAAGTGGAATGGGCAAAAACTATCGCAGAAATGTTTAAAAAGCTAAATCCAGGCCAAACTTAAGCCAATTAATTTACAGAGTTGTCAACCTCCTGTATAGTCAGTATTTAGATGTCGTCGAGTTTAGGTCTGCAAAATCTCCACCCCCGGTTCAAATCCGGGTGCCGCCTTCTTTTTTGTACAGTCACACACTATTTGTCATCAGTAACGGATTGATGTCACCGTAACAAATTATTTGTCGTCAGTAACAGATTCTCTGCCCTGAGCAGACCTCTGCCTTACCAATTGGCCCTGATTTAAGCCAAATTTAAGCCACGATGAAAGTAAAAAACGTGACGATAGTGGACAGAAATGGGTGGTTATACTTAGTCGCTACATTACCCCCTAAGCCTGGGAGTGGAAAAGAGAATAAACACCAGCAAAGGATAGCAACAGGGTTGTCGAGTGACCCGATAGGATGGGAGAAAGCAAAAGATAGGGCGTTGGTTTTAGCGATTCAATTGGAAGATGGGACATTTACCTGGCCAGATAAAACTTCCCCTGCTGGTATTTGTAAGCTGACCTTTAAGGATGCGATCGCCCGATTTAAAGAGCAGTATTTTATTGAGCATCTACCGACGATTCAAAGCCTAGGCACATGGGAGCATGATTATTTATCCGTTTTAAGCCAGTTCGACAGTGACAAGATCGTTACCAGTAAAGTGTTACAGGAGTTTATCGAGACAAAAACTAAGCCAAATACCTCTACCCGCAAAAAAGCTTGTGTGATTTTGGGTGGGTTGGCTAAGTTTTTGCGGTTAGATTTAGATGTTGGGCTATTGCGGGGGAATTATTCAGCCAGTAAAGTCAATCCCAGATTATTGCCATCAGATGATGCGATTGTGGAGTGGTACGACAAAATTAAATACCCGTCAAGCAAATGGGCTTACGGGATGCTGGCAACATTCGGCTTGCGGAACCATGAATTATTTTTTGTTGATCTGGATTACCTGGTAGAGAATCGAATTTGTTATGTCACCGAGGGCAAACGGGGGGCGGGGAAAGTTTGGCCCTTCTATCCCGACTGGTTTGATAAATTTAATTTGACTGATTGTTGTTTACCTAATTGCCAAAAAGCAAAATATTATCGGGACTATGGCGATCGCATCACCAAAATATTTCAACGCAACCACATCCCCTTTCCGCCCTATGCGCTTAGACATTGTTGGGCCAGAAGGACGATTGAATTGGGGCTAGATAGTAGATTAGCCGCAAAACAAATGCGGCATAGTCACACTGTCCATACCGCAACGTATAATTTATGGCTTGATGATGATACTCACCAGAAGGCTTTTGATAGAATTATGACTAAATTAAGTTGACTAAAGCTCAATCTCTTCTGGCTTATAAACGGTTAACTTGACTTTGTAACCCATCGCTTCAAAGTAATCAACAAGGTTGTCAAGAGTATGGTTTGAGCCTGATTCCATTTTTGACACCCAAGACTGGGTTACGTCTAATCGTTCTGCTAGTTCCGATTGCTTTAGTCCAGTGGCTTGTCTTGTTTCTCGCATTAGTTTGGCGAGTTTTTTATGTCGTTGAGCATAGCCTTCTTCAATTACTGAATCAAGATGATCAAAAACATTACAATCCTCGCTATCAATAGCCAAATTAGACACGATTAAATCCTCTTATTAATAATTAAAAGCCCCCATTCCTGACAGGGGCGGGTCTCACAGCCTTTACAACTTTTACCGAGCCTTAAGTGATGTTGCTGTGTTACCAGTCACACTTAATCGGAGGGTGATTGTTATTGATTATTCACTACCCGATTCCATCCTGGTAGTAGGCTAGATATTTAATTATGTTAGGCTTCTTGGTAATACCAAGTTTCTGGCTGTTTAACGTTTAGCATTGTGAGAATATCGCAAGACTCAACCTCTACGGGTTGATATTTTTTATGCTCAAAAATCTCAGATGTAGTAAACTCAACCATCCCCTGATAATCGTTTTCGCAAACATCCCATCGCACTGGCGGATGAGATTCTTCTAGTTTTGGAGGCAAAACACCAAAGAAACGCATATTTAGGGGACAATCTGCATTGCAAACAACTTTTGTAATGATGGCTTTCATAATAAAATCCTTTTTAGTGTTAGTTAATTTCGATCCATTACTTTGTCATCCCATCCAGAATCATATCCCTTCATGTATTCAGGGTTTTCTGGTTCTTCTTTAGGTTGATGCCAATAGCCTTGAGAATAACCCCGTTTATAATCATCTGAACGTTTTTTTGTACGTTCAATATCTTCATGTGAAAGCATGAGTTTTGAGTCAAATCCGTCTGGGTTAAGCATGAATTTTACCTGACATTGAATAACGAGAATGCCAGCCCTCATAGGGATTAATAGGACGATTGAAAATAAGTAAACAAAGTACAGAGTTTCAACCCCTCATAGGGATTATGCTTAACGTCCTTAGACAATTATAGTAGTTGTCAAGCAAAAAGTCAACGCTTCAAACAATCATTGCAGACTAAGTTAAAAGGTTGGTTTAAGCAATAGGGCTTTAACTGCCAACACTTCTCGCAGACGACAATCTCACCTGATTTACAGTTACCACATCGGCAATTAAGTGGTTTTTGACCAAACAAATCTAACAATTCTTGAATTAAGTTGTTTTTAATTGTTTGGGCTTTTTTGCTTACGCCGTTTAGCCGCTTTCTTCGGCCTGTCCCGTATTTTTTTGCTTTGGCAATGTTTGTTGTCACACCTTGTAGTGGTGCTATTTTTTGGCAGTGTTCCTTCTTGTCCACAGTAGGGACAAATCCCTCTGTTGGGCCATTGACCTGTAATTCGAGCATAAGCCTCTATATTAAAAACTAAATCACGTTCGCGGCGGTGGGTTGGTTGTAGGAATTGTTCAATGTAAGATTTCATAGCCAAACCCCCAGTTGACTGATTCTTTGATAAGGTCGGATTGTTTTAGTTGTTTTTGCCAAACTTTTTTGCCAGCACTGTCACAAAAACTCCAATAGAACTTAGCGTCTTGTGCAAGTTGACGGGTATCGTAATCAACACCAGCAAGGACAGTTAGAAGTGGCTCTTTTGAACGAGCGATCGCCACATCAAACAAGCCCTGCAAATTATCAGCCCGATCAAACAGTTCGGCAATCAATTGGCAATCAGATAATGCACGATGGGCTTTAGTAACTGCAATGCCATGATTTAAGCAAGTGTTAATCAAGTTAGTTTTTTGATGGTTGCGGGGCCAGATAAAGTCTTCGTAGGTGCAGAGCCATGGTTTTGTATATCCCTCTACCTCAAAAAACTCTTCCAACCAAGACTTGTCAAATTTGGCGTTGTGAGCAATTAAAAACTCTCCACGCCGAACCATTTCAGAAAAGAATAAGTATTCAATCCTTAGCGGAATCTTTTGGTCGGAGTAACAAATAGCCCTGCTTGAAAATGCCTTATTACTTGCCGTTACTGGAATCCTGTTGATAAGCTCTTGGGGGTTTTCTTTTACTGGGTATAAGGAGGAAAACTGCTGCAAAACTATTTGATGCTCTACCGAGTAAAGAATGGCCCCCACCTCAATAAGTTCATCTTTTTGTGGGTCTAAACCAGTCGTTTCTAAGTCAATAATTGTCACTAACATTGTTACAAATACCAGCAAGAAGTTATTAGCCTCTTGCTGGTGCTAATCGTTTACTTGTGCATCCAATTTACGGCTGCTTCGCCATCATCGGTTGGTAAATGTTCAGCCAATAAAGCATCACCTTCAGGTTCAACAAGATTGTTGGGTTGTGCAATCTTATCAGCCAAAGCTTGCATCTTTTTAGCCTCTTCACTAATCAGATCAAGGCATTGTTTAAGTTCATCGGGTTTTAAATCTGCGGGGTGTTTGGCATTAGCATCTAGGGAGTTCATAAAACTAACCGCCACATCACGCGACACACCTAAATTGGTGTAATGATTCTTGAAAGTGATTGCAATTTGATCACGGGGGGTTAATGGTTTAGCAGCTTTAACTGCTGGCTCAGTTTTGACAACCACCTGCTCAGGTCGCACTTCAATACTTTCAGCACCCTGTTCTAGCCATTGCTTTAATTGTTCAGCAAGTTCTTTGCCTGGGTTAGACCAAGTTGTATCTTGGAGTGGTTTACAACGGCTTTTACTGATAGTTAATTCATGGTTTCCATCAATTTCACCAGCAATATCAAATTCAAATTCGATACCGTCCTTAAAAACAGCCTTAGTGCCGACTTTCACTTTAGTTGGTTTTCCATTTTTACCCACGCCATCAACGTAATCAGATGCCGATCTCATTGACACCAGCACATGGCAAGGACAAGACAAAATAGTTTCAATCAAATCTCTTAGTAATGGCTGCACTTTTGCCCAACCATTAAAATTCCCCCCACCACTTTTATCAACGAGAGACAGAGCTTCGTACCAAGCATGGCTTAGGCTATCAATAATGATAACTTCAAAGCCATTACCAGCAGCTTCTTTGATAGCGTCAATATACTTGGTTGGATGATGCTGCTTGAGGTTGCAATGAGCAAAATTAAAATACTCCTCCGCATAAAGCAATGCCGCCTCATGTTCAGTATCGATCACGGCAATTTTTTCATCAAGTGGTTTGTCGCTATCACTAACTAAATGCTCCGCAATTGATAACATTGAGTAAGTTTTGCCCGATCCAGACGGGCCGTTAATGGATAGCTTTAGCTTTTTACTGCCACGTTTAGCCTTCTTAAACATTGTTTTCACCTAACTAAATTTAATTACTTTAAAACTCAACAAAACACAACGGTTCAACCCAACCAATAACAAGCTGGTCAGGCTGATCGCTCTCGTCAATGTAATCTTCTGGTGGGTCATTAGATGGCACTAAAACAGATCGCCCCGCGCAATCAATCCAATTCTCATTATTAGACACGATTAATTCACTCAATTACGAAACTACAATCACAATTTAATCATTAATAACTATAGTTGTCAAGCTTGCAAAAAAAAATAGCAAGGTGTTTAACCCCGCCATCATTTAAAGGAATTAATCGTAGTCTAAGCAAGTAGCCAAACATTATTTGAGGCGTTCCGATCTTTCGCTACATTGCCATAATAACACAGTTGTCAAGCAAAAACACCAGCAAGGGAAAATGTATTGCTATAGTATAGCGACAAACTGTATGCTTGTTAGCATTACTCAGTATTATTCTAAGAACTATAAAATACTGTAACACTTACACAGCAATAGTTTCATTTTTTGGGGTCTTGTGTGTGTATGTAGCCTGAGAGAAAGGGAGATTATCGAACGTACTGGGAATAGGTGGGATACGGAGATAGTAGTGAGTAAAAATGAGATAGTACGCCCCAGTACAGTATTATAGAAACGATAATAAAATGGAATGAGAGAGAAAAAATACATACAAGAATTAAAAAGAGTGAAAAGCTTACGGGGTAAGGGATAGAAAAAAAGATAGAACAAGGAATAGTGCTGAGTAATACTAACAAGAGTACGGGGGAAAGAGGTATAGGGTACAGGAGAAAATAGAGAATAAATAAGATAATAATAATAATAAATATAATAATAATAATAATATATTAATAATATATTATACTTTTACTAATGCACACTATTTAATCATATAATCACATTTTCTCTGCTGGTATTTGTGGCTGTTGGTTGCGAGCTTGACAACTACAATCAAAAATGATTAGATTGCTACAGTAATCAGTTTTTAGGGATTAATCGTAATGATTCACTTACATTCAATAGATAAAAAGCTTACAGAGCAAGGCTTTGATACGATAGCGATCTTAAACAAGCTACCTGAGATGGTTGCAACGTTGACAGCCTTGGCAGAGCATTTAGAGGCGTATCCTAGCTCTACGAGGACGGTTTTGGGACTTCACCTATGGCAGGACGTTTTCGCGGCTGTACGGGGCATTAAGGACGGTGGTAGCGGTCATCATTTAACCTGTGAGTATTGGGATTGTGAATGTGCAAAAGAGTATATTCACCCCAAGTCAGAAGATTCTTGCCCAGAATGCGGGGCGTTACGGGAAGACCAACCCGACTCCCATGTTTCAGATGTGATGGAGATGATTTGCAAGTCGGCCGATGCAACGATTGATGATTTAGTGTCTGCCACAAAAAACTATGGCACTCTACTCGCTACGGGAAGTTTTGAGCAACAACAAGTGGCCCATGATCACCTGCTAGAGGCATTACACGCTTACCAAAATGCAAACCGCCTCAACAGCGATGGTGATGCAGAGCTTTTTGAGTTGGGCGAGGAAGCGATCATGAAAGCGGATGCCGCAAAACTTGAGACTAAGACTGAACAAAGTTGGCAAGTAACGTTACGCATGGCTTCCGATCGTGTCGGAGATGAGGATGCACGATTAGATTGTTGGTTAAAGCCTGGTGAAGATGTCTCCTCAAGTTTCCGTGTTGCTTATGTCACCGAGACACAACTTAACTTGATCGCCGCCGCTCCTGAGTTGTTGGAGGCGTTGAAAGGCTTTGTTTATGCCGTTGAAAATGAGGGCGTTGTCTATGGTCGTGTCGTTGACGGACTAAGCAATGCTAAAACTGCGATCGCCAAAGCGGAGGGTAAATAATGCCCCAACTCCCCCCAATCACTGACACAGACTGGCGAAGTGCGGCCAGAAAGTTTTTAAGTCACTACCCAAACACCAGCGAGGTAAATTGCAATCATGTTATCGCCGACGATGCTGCCCAATCACTACAAGGTGGGTCAAACTCTCCAACTCGCCGTTTATTGTTCACGCCGCCACCGTCACGGCCCATCATTCTTCGCAACCAATCACAGGCCGACAGTGGTAACGGTTGATCAAATCATTAAGGGTAGCCTTGAATTTCTCCCTGCTGGTATTTCTATTAAAAAACGCCCTCCTACAATTTTCATCCATGCCGACTAAAAAACCCGATCAAGATTTAGTTAATACTGTTTTATTTTTGGCATTTTGCGGTGCTTGCCTTTGGGGTTGGCTTGGCCCCAAACCCAAATATCCTCACCCCCCAGGCAGTGTTCTTTACGTCATCCAGACTAGCTGTGTAATGCAGCCATACGAGACAGACCGTATGATTTGTGAGATGACCAAAACAGATGAATGGATGAAAACTCACCCTAAATCTGAATGGTTTTGGAGTCCCTATCCCTGACTGTTCTAACGATCACTAACACTGTCTAAAATGGACGGGGTTTGCCTAAGCCAATTTAGGCAACGTAAGTAGAGACTAGCCCGTAGAGCCTAACAATCTTACAGACTTCCGAATACTTCCCTAGTTCGGATTCCCTCTAAGTCTCATTGGTGAGACGTTGTAAGACAAGACATAGTTTGTTAGGTGGGCGAAGGGACTTAAACTTTACTCTTAAGGATTATCTCCATGCCAAGAGTTCCTGTTATTTCAAAAGACGGAAAGCCGTTAATGCCAACTAAACCAAGTCGGGCTAGGCGGTGGATCAAAGAAGGAAAAGCTATCGGCAAATTTAACGACTTAGATATTTTCTATGTCCAGTTAACTACCGAGTCTTCCGACGATAAGACTCAACCAATTTCTATTGGCATTGACCCAGGTAAATTATTTTCTGGAATCGGTGTTCAATCTTCTCTTTTTACCTTATGGAAAGCCCATTTAGAGCTTCCCTTTAAGCAGATAAGGAAACGAATGGACAATCGGCGAATGATGCGAAAACTTAGAAGGGGACGGCGAATCAACCGTAACATTCCTTTTAACCGTAGGGCGCATCGTCAAGAACGATTCTCCAATAGAAGAAAAAATAAGTTAGCCCCTTCCATAAGAGCTAATCGTCAACTCGAACTGAGAGTTGTTTCTGAACTAGCCAAAATCTACCCAGTTACAGATATTTATTTTGAATACGTCAAAGCTGATATAGAACTGACTTCAGGTAGGAAAGGAGCTAAATCAGGTAAAAGCTTTTCTCCCGTTATGATCGGTCAAAACTGGGCTATCGAACAACTTGCTAGGATTGCTACGGTTCATACCAAATTTGGTTGGCAAACATATAATCTGAGGAAGCATTTGGGATTAGAAAAATCCAAAAATAAGGCAGAACAAACTCCAGAAAGCCATGCTAACGATGGAATTACTCTCGCCTGTTTTCGGTTTTTAGATTATTTGCCATTCCATACCTCTAACGGGCATGGCCACGAATGGAAAGGCTCTGTTGAAGTAACGAATTCTCCTTTTGCCATCGTCAAACGTCCTCCCATTAGCCGTCGTCAACTTCATTCTATGGTTACTGCCAAGGGTGGTAAGCGACGTAAGTATGGTGGCTCCACTACAAGATATAAGGAGTTTCGCAAGGGGGATTTAGTTTTTTCTCCTAAAGGAATCGGCTATGTTGGTGGAGACACTAAAAAACTGCTATCTATTAACGATGCCAATTGGAAACGATTAGGGCAGATAGCTGTTAGCAAGATTCAATTAATTCGTCGATCCAACGGTTTAACCATTTCTCACTAGCAGAAATTCCCTGCCACTCCCAACACGAAGCCTTGGGTATTGGAGTGGGGTATGAATTTGACCCCACAGCTAAAACACGATTATTTGAGGATTGGATTAATCAATGAAAATTACAATACCATTCACGTTATCAAAAGACTTTTCTCCTTCTGCATGGGCTTTTGATCCTTGCTTTATCAAGGCAAAAGAACTAGCCAAAGTGACAGAGGTGATTCTTGCAGACAAAGAAAACCCTCTTTACTTAGTCGAAAACGCAGAAGGCAAGTCAAAAGCCGTACACCGAAGTTATTTAATTGAGCATGGAGTGATTTGGGCATAATCACAATTAGTTTCCTGACAACTGACTTTAAATGTTAAACTCTGTCTATACAAATAGGCAGGGTTTAATGTGGTTAAATTTGATCTTGAACAGATTACCGATATTTATTACAGCCAGAAGCGGGGTGGGAATGCAGAAGAACCACTACACACGCTGGCAGATGTGGCAGATAAGTTGGGGGCTGATTATTACCAGTTATGTGAGTTTTTGCACTCGCAAAAAGATGATATTAACCTACACATTTTAAGTGGCTATCAAGCTAAAACCGCCCACATTCAGAACGGTCAATACATCCTAGATTATTACCTTGTTCATAAGCATAGTTACGAGATGTTGGCGGTTATTTTTAATTATGACAATAAGTCTAATATTGCCAGAGTCTTGCGCCACGCACGAATGTTTAAGCCGAAGGGAATTGGCATAAAAGACACGATTAGACCCGTCAAAATTCCTTACAAGGTACAGGGCAATGACATCATGGGTTGGATAACATTTAATGACGTTAGTTTTAATAAAGCGGTGTGGCGAATGATTGAAAACAACGATGTTCCCAGTAGGCTCAATCTTCCCGCCACGACTACGATTGAGGTTAAAATATTCAAGCCAATTTATGAAAAGTTACAGGCTTATTTAAAGCATAAAAACTATAACTTAGATGATTTTATTGCCAGCACCTTTATACGTTATTTAAGTGTTAGATAATTTGACAAATAACTAAAATTAAGCTATATTGATTATAGTTCAATTTTAGGATTTAACGTATGTCATTAGTATCTGATTTGGCACGTTCGGCTGGCTATTCTCTTGCCAGTAAAGAAGAGAAAGACATTTTTCGGGGTTTGGGGGTTGATGTTGATAGTTCGATGTCAACCGATAAAATTTTGAATGATATTGGGTTGGATTGGCATTTTGCTAAGTCCGATTGCCAGTATGGCCATATGTTTCAATACCAGCAGGGGAAACGTCCTGTACTCTACCGTTTAGAGGATGGGATGTTTATGGATGTGGTATCGAAGGATTGGAATGCGCCAGCTTTTGGTGAGACTGTTGACCTTTTTCGTGAATTTGCATCAGCTAACCAGATTGACCTTGAAAAAATTGGCACAATCCAAACTATTGAGGATGACAAATATGGTGAGGAACAGCTTAAGTTAACGCTTTTTGCGGCTGGTACTCTTGGGTCAAATAGCACGATGGCTCTGCCAGGCAGTGATCGTGTAGATGGCAAAGTCATCTTGCGGATGCCTTACAACTATGGGTATGGGCTGAGTGTTGGGTTGATGGCTGAACGGCTTGTCTGCACCAATGGGATGACGGCAAAAGTCAGCGACAACTTGATTATCAGCCATAAAAACTTGGATGTTAACAAAGTGCGCCAGACCATGCAAAAAGCTCAAGCAAAATGGGAAAAGACGCAGGCTGATTTTCAGTTATTGGCTGAAACTGAAATGCCGATGTCTGTAGCGGTTACTCAGTTGGTTAAACAGTTTGGTGATCCACTCAAGACATTAGCCGATCAAAATAAGGTTGTGCAAAGTTTGATTGAACAGTTTGAGTCTGGGCATTATATGGGCGGTGAAATGTTATCGGCTTACAACACTTGTTGGGGTCTTTTGAATGTCGCCACCGAGTATTTAAACCACAACTACGGTAAACAAAAGAACGCTACTAAGTTGGTTGATCGCGTTATTGATCCTACCAGTGCGGTGAATGTTAAACAGTCTGAGTTTTTAGCGTCTATCAGTGGCTTTGCCTACGCCGAACGCAACCGTCAAGCCAACACTCAAACTGTTGCAGTTCGGGCTTGGTAGTTGGTTTATAATAATAGCTTAGTTGACAATAATCTTAGACTAAGCTATTGTTAGGATAGTTTAAAAAGTTAAGGAATTAATCATGTTAAGTCAAGATGTAATTGATGCAATGGTGTCTGATTATATTGGTTGTGGTTTTCCAATTTCCGACCTTGAAACCAACCAAATTAGTCAGCTTGAAAGCAATGGCTATATTTGCCTGTCTGAGTGTGTTCCTTGTTCGTGGGGATACCGTGATCTGTGGAGTTTAACCGACCTTGGCAAAAACTTTGTCGCTGGTATTTGTAATGAGCGAGGGCTTAAAGTTTTAGGTGAAGAGCTTATCGCCAAGTTTGATAATGGCAAGCGCATTGTTTTTGAATGGAATTGGTTTTATGAGTCTTACCAAGTATCTGTTTATGGTTGCAATGTTGTTAACCAAGAAATCTTGACTTCTATGCCTATTGATTGGAAGTCGGACGATTTAAACCAACCAGTTTATGAACACTTTGGCAAAATGCTTTGCCTAGTCTAAACACTTCCCCTTGCTGGTATTAATTCAACAAATACCAGCGAGGTAATTTAAAACGTTTGCCGAGGTAGTTGTGATTTACATTCTAGTTATCTACTTTGAAAAAGACAACCCAGTAATTGAGGCTTATCTTCGCAGCTATGACATTGAGCAACGGCTAAAGTCTTGTGGCGGCTCATTTGATCCAACCATTTTTGATGTCTTTATTGAAGGTATCAGGACAAATGATGACACCAAAAGGACGGTGCAATTTGTTGTTAATAACCACCGTTGCACAGTCACTCGCACACCATTACTTTGAGGGTTTAATGTTATGACCACCAGCAAACTAAAACAATCAATCCGCTACCAAAAAGCCCATCAACGGCTTTGCAAAGAAGTGTTGCCAGACTGCCCTAAAATGCGCCGATTGTTGGCACTAGATTCTAAGCGTGATGGCTTATCTCGGTTTAATGATCACATCTGGAAAACCATGTACCAAGACGGTTTTCGCCCTCGAATTGACAACCAAAACCCAAAGTTTAGCGGTCAATTTGAACAGATTTTGGCTAATCAGGTAGAAATGGAAAGAGTCAGCAAGTCAATTGAAAGGCTTGAAAAGAAAGGCTTTCTACTTGAAGATGCTAAAAAGATTCGATACCAGCTTAATGTTGGTCGCTTAAGCCAATCATTTAGTTAGTCTAGCCTTTGACAATAAGGTTTGATTGACTATAATATCAATTGAACCTTATTACTAACAATATGCCATTAACAATTTTATCAACTTTCAATAAACACACCCCAGAAATGAGTCGGGCAAGACTAACTCATACCGTCAAATGTGAGGGCTGTGGTCGTATTTATGACATAGACGCTGCCAGCTATAAAAAGCACCAGCAGCAGAACTGTAAAGGCTGTCCAACTAAGCGTAAAAAAACCTATCGGGTCTGTGCCAGTCTTACCGAGTCGCAACGGGCTTTAGCTTTTACCCCAGGGTGGTTATCGGCGGCGATCGCCAAATTCAAACAGGATGGTTGCAAAGTCAAGGTCATTGATGACTACGACCAACCATTGCGTCAAACCACTATTACCTTTTTAAGTGCGGAAGAGATTAGCTGGTTGCGCCAACAGCAAAAAAAATCAACCATTACGTCAACTATTAGGCAGGTTATTAACTACTATGTACAGTTTACAACAGGCAATTCAAGCGATTAAAACCGTATCCGATTCGGTCACAATCAATAGCAATGGCCGTATTTACGGTGGCAATGTAAGTGTTGCTACCACACCATTTAATAAGGATGTTGAATGGTGTTTGGAATTACCCACAACTATACTTAATACGGTCTTAAACAAGCTTAAAAACTTTAGCTTGGGGTTTGATTATGACCCAGATAATTTACTGGTGATCAATTATGACTACGGGCAGTTTAAAATGTGTGGGCGGGAGCCAGAGAGTAGTTTTAATAATGCCAGCCAAAGTAAATTAATCTACAGTTTCATCCTTACAGATAGTTTATGCCAAATGATTATTGATGCAAGCCAGTTTTGCACGACTAAAGATGCAAGGCAAGACTTAAATGGGGTTGCAATCATGCCCAAAGATGACAAGATCACTGTGTTTGCTACCAATGGCATAATGCTTTACTACAAGTCGGTAGAACAAGATTTTTATGCCGATAGTGACACTGGGTTTCGCATCTATACGCCCCTAATAAACTTAATTAAAAAGTTTATGCCTATCGGTGCAACTATTAATGTTTATGACGGTGGCACTGACTGCGATGATAACTCAATAAACATCATTAAAGACGACCTAACACTGACACAGCCGTTTGAATATGGGCGAACAAATGCCAGACGGATGTATGATTCAACCACCAAATTGATGTCAAGCTTTTTGGGTGATTCTATCACCTTAGCCGATAGCAAAGGACTGATTAAAATGGCTAAGATGTGCAATAAATATGATGATTACCTTAAATTTTGCTGGCAAGATAATCAGCTAACCGTTAACAGCAAAAACCACACATTTAAGCCCGATATTGCTTGCGCTGGTGCTGATTTTACACTCATCTTATCGCCTCAAACCTTGCTCAATGCTATTGGTAGCAGCCAACAAACAATGATTAAGTTTAGTGACGGTCAAACCATGTGTGCAGTTAACGGCTTGCTGGTTGGTTTAGTAAAGATTAAAACTGACTAAGCTTGACAAATATCCTAGATTAAAGCTATTATTAAAACAGTTAAGAAGTTAGCTAATAAAAGTTGATAACTTAACTGTTTTGTCGTTTATAGGGATTAATCATGCTACATACAAAAAGTCAATTGTTTAAGGTTCGCACCAATAACACCACCCGTCGTGTTCGCCTTTCAATCTATACAATCGTTTTAGTTGGTGGGGAGGGTAAATAAGATGATTAGCTACATCATTCGCCCCTATCGCATTCTAACCGCTACAGATCGCCATAACATCCGTTGTGAGTTAAAAGAATTGATTAATGGTCGGGGGCTTTCTCGAATTGCCGCTTTAGAAAACCTTCATCGTTACGGTATTTGCATTGATTTAGAAGGCAACTTAATTGAAACCGCAAAAGCTATTTTAGCCGTCGAGTTTAAGGCTTAATTTACTAACACCAGCAAGGTAACTATTACCCTCTGCTGGTGTTACTCACAATCTAAGGATTTTTGATTATGACCACCCTAACCGCAACTATTTACGACCAATTGTTTGAACAGTCTCAAGCCATCGTTGAGGCATACCGCACCGACTTCGACCATGACAAGCAAATTATTGGGTTAAACCCAACAACCCAATTTATTCACATTGCCTATTCCACAGGCACATATCTTGACCTGTTATCGCCCTTTGAGGCATATCCCGCCCCAGGCGTTTTTGTTCCATATCTATTCGGTCAGGCTGACCGTTGGCACTTATTAAAGTCTTCAGGTTGCGGCGTTCGGGCTGTAGCCTCTATGCCTCGTAATTGCATCATTCACTATTTTGATGGCAAAAACCTTAAGCAAATTGACATTAAAACTGCCAAGCTGATCGTTAACGATTACCAAACCGCAATGACAGAGCGGTTTCGAGACAGCTATTAATTTACCCCGACTTTAGCAAGTCCTTAAAAGGCTAACTGTTAACCAACCATCATTTAGGAATTAATCATGTACCAACTATTAAACGGTCACGAAAGTTTTGAAACTGCCCATATTACGCCCGATTATCCCTACGGTTTTCGCCTGCGTTGCCAGCGTAAAATGTGGATTGAGATTGCCACTAAAGGAGCTAAAAAAGGCGAGTATCGGGTGATGACTTGCACCAGCAACCCAAAAGCATCTGGCTTGGTTTGGAATAAGCCTAAAGGTGGCACTTACAATCTCTTAACCGTCTTGTTTGTCAACGACGAGGGGCATTGTGATAGTGCCAGCATCAATTATTACTGCGACACCGCAAAGGTTCAAGCGTTTAAAGACAAGTGGTATGACCAAATGTGTGACCGAGATCGCCAGGTCTTAGACGATCATTTAAAGATCAAAGGCATCGTTGACAAAGCATTTGCAGATGGCACTCTTAAGTTTGTCATCACGCCTTCCCAACCCGTAAACATTTTTGATCTGTAAACCTTCTCGCTGGTGTTAGTCCTTATTAATACCAGCAACAAACTATCAACAACCGTCATCTCGCTAATTGCCTTTGACAATAATGGTAATAAGACAATTAACCTTAACAAGTTATTGCACTTGTGGCGGGATAGTTACTTCCAACAAATCTATGACCTTTTAGCTTAAGGTTTATTAATACCAGCGAGAGAATTTGCCCTTGCTGGTATTTTTGTCATTTTATGCCATAATTGATTTTAGTTGTCATCTAACTAAAACCTTATGCTTGAATATCGCCTTATACCCTTATCCCGACTAGAAGGCCTTGTCAATAACTCCAAAAAGCACTCTACCAGTAACACGTTAGCCAGTATTGACTATCACGGCTTCCGCGACCCTATCCAGGTTGATCTGGTATTCCTAGATGATAAGTATAAAGACCTTTCAATTGACCAGCTTTTAGCCGATAAAACGGTCATGTTTACGTTGGTAGAAGGGCATGATCGTAGCCTTAATTGCCTTAAAACCTTATTTAAAAAAGACCGCAACAATCCGCCTAATGGTGTTAGTAAAGATTTAAAAGGCGACAAAGTAATTGACTGGTTAGTGCCAGCAACTATCGCTAAATCAGATAGTCAAGCCGCCGCTATAGCCTACAGCATAGACCACAATGCCACTACTGTTGCAGCGTTGGGGGATGGGGTGGTTTTTGGGCTTTTTGATAGTGTGGCGTTAGCGGCCCAAAGTGATTATTTATTACAAAACAACGTAACAAATCTAGCTTGTTTTGATAGTTTAGATAGTATCTATAATGACAGTCAACAGACAAGCTTTAATGACGATTTAAACAGTGAATTAGACAATAATCTAGATGATAGTGTAACTGATAACTTAGACGATCAAATTTTAGACAGCTTAGACAAGATAATCGAGCCGAGTTCTAAGCCAGGCGATCTATGGGCGATAGGCGATCATAGGATTATTGTCGGTGATTGCCTAGACTTAGCTGTGTGGGACAAACTGTTAGGCGATCGCAAGATTGATATTTTATTTACTTCACCGCCCTATGCCAGTCAACGTAAATATGACGAAAGTAGTGGCTTTAAACCAATACCAGCAGACGGCTATAGTAAATGGTTTGAGAGTGTGCAAAAAAACATTAAATTGTGGCTATCTAATAGCGGTAGTTACTTCTTAAATATCAAAGAACACTGCGAACAAGGGCAAAGGCATTTATACGTCAAAAAGCTTACTATAAGCCATGTAGATGACTGGGGCTGGTGTTTCGTAGATGAGTTTTGTTGGGTACGCAATGCCGCGCCTGGGAGTTGGCCTAATCGTTTTAAGAACGGCTTTGAGCCTGTGTTTCACTTTACCAAATCAGATAAGGCAATCGAACGCTTCTACCCTGAGCGTGTAGGGCATGAGTCTGACTATTGTTTCAGTGGTGAGGGCGAAGCGAGAATAGATGGGGGCAATGGCACTCATTGGAATATGCCTGTGCTAGATAATAGCGATCTGGTATCGGGGACTGCCCTCCCTAGTAACGTGCTTAAAGTACATACGGTAAACAAAAATAATGGACATCAGGCAGCCTTTCCCCATAAACTCCCAGAATGGTTTATAAAGGCTTTTAGTGATAAAGGTGATCTAGTTGTTGACTGTTTTTGTGGATCGGGTTCTACCCTCATTGCTGCGGCTGGTACTGGTCGGGTGGGGTATGGTATAGAATTATCGCCTAGCTATGCTGACATTTCTATAGATAGATTAGAGTCTTTGCTAAGTGTTAAGGCCGTTAGAATAGATTAGACTTTTATCTAATAGTCTAGAATGCTTACACCGCATAGTGTACGGTCTGTTGATAAAAAAAGTTTGGGAAAAGGCTTGACAAAGAACTGAGAATGTCTTAGATTAGTTACATAAGCAAAACAGCTTAAACAACTAACAAAGGAATTAATCATTATGTCTTCTCAATTAACAGCAAAACAAGTAGATCGCGCATTAAATTTAACAGGTGACAGCTTTCAGCGTGAGCTAAAAAAACTAGCTAAAATTGATCCCCGACTAGAATGCAAGAACGGGGAGTTTGCTATTGATGTTTTAGAGTCTATCTTGTCAGAGCTAGAGTCCGATCTTGCTATTGAAAACGACCAAAATAACTTAGATCAAGTCAACGATCAAGCTATTGTAGAATCAGCACTAGCAGTAGAAAGTAATGAGCCTGTGGGGACGGGAAAGGCTGGCCATACTGGGACTGAGTTGTTTTTCTGGCCTGAGTTTGATCGCTACTGTGTTTCTCCCTACAATAAAGATTTTTCCATCACAAAGGAAGATTGGGCTAAGTTCTCTATTCACTTTCATACAGTCAAGCTAATTGACACAAAGGCGGTCAAGGCCGAACTAAAAAAACAAATTCCCACAGTAAAATATAACGCTACTGTCTCAGTTACTTATGAGATTGAAACAAAGTTTGATCTCAGTGACTATACATTCACTAAACAGTCCGATCTCAAGGCATTCTTACGCTACCACGAGATTCCCTACACAGTAAACAAGGTAGAGCAGTTCGGATTTACCAAGTTTGGGGATGGGGGGAATAAGAAGCCACACTCCCAACGGTCGGTGGGATCAACAGGGAGTACAAAGGGGGGACTAAGCGATCCTTTTGATCGTCCCGATCCCTCGATCCCCGTAGAGAGCGATCGCATTAAAGCAGTTAAGCGGGGATCGTCTGCTCACCTAGCATTGTTGGCCTTGGAGCAAGGGATCAATGTTAAGGACAAATCTGAGTCCGCGATCGCGTCCCTACAGTCCCTTGCTGACACAAATCAGTGCGAGATGATTAATCCATCGCAATTTAGCTGGAAGTTCCGACAAGTGTCGTTAATGAACGGCTATGGCTATGAGTTGATAGCTCCCAACACTTATCAGTTAGTTCTCCCTGAAGGATTGACTGAGATCAAAGTCAAATAGTATCACCCGCTACAGTTACCACTCCACCTACTAGGTAACTGTAGTCAGCCAGTCCCCCTGTTCTGTTAGCACTACTCCCAGTATCGTTCTACCAATAAGTGTACTGGGAGGCTAAAACTGGACTTAGTACGGGGGGAGGGGGGGTTATTCCAACTCCCAAGACCCAGAGGGTGGTGTAATAAAATTTTTTTTGGTAGAGTAGAAGGATAAAAAGACAACCGTTACTAAAATGCAAGATGAACCAATAGAATTTAGCAAGTGGCCCATCTGGGAACTACAGGAAGATGAGGATTCAGAGGCTTTTATCAAGTTTTCCCAATACTATTTACCTGGGACTAAACCATCACTAACACCAGCGTGGAGAAGGTGGTTAAACAACGAACATTCAGATATTTTAATAACAGATCGTAATCCCGACAAGAACAACGATACTGATATACCCAACAACAGAACTACAGCCCTACGAACAGAAAGCCCTAACGCTGTTTGGCGACGTTGGGAAAAAATCTATCGTTGGCAGGAGCGTCACCGAGCGTACTGGCAAAAACGTCAACAAGACGACTTGGCTTGGAGAGAACACCAGCAGAGAGAATGTCAGTCTAAGGTGTTGGGTGTAACCTCCAAACTACTGCAAAGGGCTGATGAAATCGCCTCTATGCCCACTGTAACCATTGAAACGACTAGGATGTACGACGATGGCAGACCCGCCATTCAGGTTTTTGTTGGACGGGAAACGAAAGGTTTTGTGGATGCGGTGGTCTTACTCAAAGAATGCGTCACCCTAATCAATAACCTGGGCTGTCAAAATGACCTCGACAAAGCCTTCCAATTATTGACTAAATCTGGCTTTGAAGTGACCGATCCCACCCTACTTGTATCACAAAATGATGCTCTATTGCTTCCAGAACAGTCAAGCACTCAATTTGAGACACTAGACGACAATTAATAACAAATACCAGCAGAAAGACTTATAGTGACTATGATCTAACAAATCTAGTCGCTATTTTGTTGTTTAAGAAACATTGACAAAGTTGTTAACATTATAATACGCGCTAACCGTGACAGTATTAGACATACAATAACTGGGTAGTATCCGACCCATCTCCCACCCCTGACTTATATCGTTAATCAGCAAACTAATCTTATGTATTGAATATGAGCAAATTTATTAAAAAAGTTGTTAGCACTGTTTTAAGAACTATAAATCGCTATAACTATTGCCGTGTGTAGCTTTTGGGGTTTTTGGGACTTGTATGCAGCATCCTACCCCTATGTGTGTTTGAAAAAAAAGAAGTGAATATTTGATGGGAGTACAAAATATAGTAACAGAGAAAAAAAACGCGACAGGGAGGGGATGCTAACAAGTGGGGGAGAAAAGAGTGGAATGTAGTGGTAGTAAGGGATAGAGGATGCTTACAAGTGGGGAATGAATACCAACAAGAGTACAGGGGAAATAATAGTAAAAAGAATAAAGATAATAATAATAATAATAAATAATAATAATAATAATAATATAATATATTATATTATAAATACTCTCTATATCTATTTGGTACATACCCCTGCACCCCCATATCCAAGTTCTTCCTGTATCGTTTTATAGTCTATAGCGTTATTTTAAGACTAATCCACTCCCAACTATTCCCTCTCGCTGGTGTTAATCCTCTCTGAGATGGGGATAGAATCGCGTTTTAGCTGTGTAAAATCCTGTTCAGCTATATTGAGTCGTTTAGCTGATAACAGCCCGTTTAAACGTCCCTAAACTGAGCTTGATTGCTTTGCAAAAGAATGTAATTGTGGGATAGAATAAAAAAGACCCCGCAACGTTAGAGCGTTCGGGGGACGATAACCCTTATAGAGCAAGGATTACAAGATTATGGTAACACTGGAACAGCTAGATCGGCAAATTGAGCTACAACGTCTCAAAAATGAGTCACAGGCTCTCAGGAATCGGGAATTAGAATTGAAATTGCAGTTGATTGAGCGTGGTCAATTGGTTACTGAGTCTCGCAACTCGCTAGGTATTGAACGTTTAAAAGCTGATATTGCGGATCGTGTCGAGCTAAATGGTGTAATGAGTCCCAGGGAAGTGGCAACTGCTTTTGGCAGCCGTAACGTGGGTTGCAAGTTTAACGCAGCATTTATTAAGCAGGTTTTTACTGAGATTGTCGCCACTGACCCCGATAAATTCGCTTTAGAACTCACAAAAAAGTCAGCCCGACTAAAATTAGTTAACCCACAAAATCAGTTTGGTTGATTTGGCACATTAGCTTGACAACTATAAAATCAAAAGGCTAGACTAATTAAAACGTATTAAGGAGGTTGTTAAGTGAGTGGTTATCGTGCTGTATCAAGTGCATTGCGGGAATTGGGTTATGACGGTCGAGACAAGATCGTTACGTTGTCTTCTAGCGTAAAAACATTGCTTGATCAAGCCAATGACTTACTTCAAAAAGGCTCTAATAAGACCTATAACGAGTACATTGAGCAAGCTATACCCAAGTTTGATGAACTGTTGACAGCATTTTCGGAACTAATTATTGAGTTAGTAACTACCCCTACCCCTACCCCTACCCCTACAACTTGCTCTGCTGGTATTAATCCCGTCCCAGGTTTGGAGATGGGGGAAGCTGAATTTACGGTGTTAAGTGACGAGTAGCGTTTCACCATCGGCAAGACTTAGCCCTCGTTTTCGTCAACAATGCGCGACGACGACTAGGGCTAAAAGTTTGGCATCTGCATCAAATGATGTTTGGTTATTACCTAAACCCCAGGATGGGCCACAAAAACAGTTTTATGAGTCCGATGTTGATGTGGTGATCTATGGGGGCGCGGCTGGTGGGGGCAAGAGCTTTGGCTTGCTTTTGGACTTTGCCAAACCCCAATATATCAAAACCAATCTTTATCGTGGGGTGATATTTCGGAAGTCTTACCCTGAGTTATTAGCCCCGTTGGGACTGGTGGATGAAAGCTATGGATTATATTCCGATCTTGGTGGTCAATTTGTTGCTAAGCCTAATCCTGTTTGGCGATGGAACGCTTACGGTAGCAAGATAGAATTTCGACATTTACAACACGAAAAGACTAAATATCAATATAAGGGGGCGCAATTTACACGATTGGGATTTGATGAGTTAGCTGGTGATGAAACCCAGGGTTTTAGTGAAGATCAATTCTTCTATATGCTATCTCGGAACCGTTCTATGTGTGGGATTAAACCCCAGACAAGAGCTACGACTAACCCCGATCCCGACAGTTGGGTTGCAAGATTTATTCAGTGGTGGTGGGACCCTAAAGACGGTTACGCTATTCCCGAACGGTCTGGGGTTGTTCGTTATTTTTTAAGGATTAATCAGGTTATCTATTGGGCAGATGATAAAGAATCGTTAATTACTGAGTTTAGAGATGAACTGGATGAGATTTGTGAACAATCTTTTGGCTTGGTTAAGCCCCAAGATTTGATTAAAAGTTTTACGTTTATCTGCTCTAGTGTCTTTGATAATAGGCTGTTACTGGATAAAAACCCTGGCTATTTAGCTGAGTTAAATGCACAGCACAATGTTGAAAAAGAACGATTATTATTTGGTAACTGGAAAATTAGGTTTGCTGCGGGTCTTGTCTTTAGTGGTGAGTGGTTTAAAGTCATTGACTATAAAGATTTACCCTGTGAGCCGCTTATTAAAATCAGGTTTTGGGATTTGGCTGCTACCAGTCGGGAAGATGCGGGGAAAAAGACCTGTTCTACTGCTGGTTGTTTGATGGCAATGATCGGAACCAATATCTACATTCTCGACCTGCTGGTATTTCAACGCAAAGCTGGTGAAGTTTTTGAGGCTATTAAGGGGACTGCGATCGCCGATGGGATAAATACCAAAATTCGCTACGAGTTGGAGGGTGGGGCCAGTTCTAAGATTTTAGAGAGTGACTTTGCGGGGGAACTGCAATCTGTTAATAGGGAATTTGATATTAGGGCCATTAAACCCGACAAAAGTAAGTTACAACGGGCGTTACCCTTGGCTACCCAGGCGCAACAGGGTCACGTCTTTTTGATTAGGGGGGATTGGAATGGGCAGTTTTTATCGGCTGTGGAGAGTTTTGACGGATTATTTAAGGCCACTGTGAATGACATCGTTGATTCCGCAACTGGGGCTTATGAACAGGTCACAAACGCCCAAAATGCAATTATAATTAGTTCAGATACAAACTTTGTTGGTTATCTTCCTCAACAATCAAGACAAAATAGGTATATTTAATCATGCAACACCAATATTATTTAGCTGTTGAGACAGAGCCAAAACAAATACCAAATTATCGAGAAGATGTTACTTTTTTTTGGGCTATTGGAGGGGCTTTATTGGGTGTTGGTCTGACATGGGGCATATTCCAAACAACAGTTAATAACTTGAAAAAACAAGTTGAAGATGATTCTAAAAAGCTTGAAGATTTAGAGAAAAGGATAGACTTAAATAGACAAGCTACGTCTATTGAGATAGCTAAGGCGCAGTCAGATAGTGCTAATTTTATTAAAGATTTTATGAATCAAAAGTTTGATACTTTAGAAGTCAAAAGAGAAGCAGATAAAAATTTGTTACTGGAAAAGTTAACAGCTTTAGACCTTAGATTGTCTAATAAAGATGAGACTGTCAACTTTTTACGACGTGAAATGGAAGCAACTAAACGAGAGTTTGATTCGGCCAGACCCGTAGTTGACCACATGAGACAGTATTTTGGCAGTTTAGATCGTCGGCAAGATAGTAAGCCGAATACTTACTCCTAATCTTTCCCTCGCTGGTGTTTAATTAGTTGCAACGTTAATCACAGTTGTCAAGCTACGGACTAAAGTAGGTTATAATTTTGTTATGGCTAAAAAGAAGAAATCTAAGCCCAACCAAAATCCCTCTGCTGGTATTGATGGATCGCAACGTCCTTTATCAGTGGTGGGTTATGCTGGCTTGGATCAATCTAAGCGTTATGACCTGGAGATTGAGGAGAATATCGTTCGTCAAGATCGGCGGGGGATTACCAGGGAGATTGTTGAAGCTTATCAATATTGCTATGAGATTAAACACACCCTAAACCTTGCGGTGAATGCGGTTTACGGCTCTACGGATGGGGATGATTGGGGATTTGGGATTGCACCAGATTTTAATTTTGGGACTGCCCAAAAGCCAGACTTTACACCGATTGATAAATGGGTTTACGACTGTGGACTAGATATTATTCGTCGTCAGTCTTGGCCAGGTGAATATGTCATCGGTGGGGATAAGCTCAAATTGGCTTTAAAGCAATGGTTGGGGTATGGTGATACATTTTTAGAGATTGGTTTAGAGAGGGATGGGAGTGGCTATACGGTAGGGAGAACGTTGTTTTTGCCTACGTTTGAGATGTTTCGGAAAGAAGAAGATAATGGCTATTTGACAGGGTTTGAGCAACGGCGTTATTTGGATGATAAAGAGGCAATTCAATTCCCCGCATGGAAAATTATTCATCTCCGACGCAACCAGCAACATCTCTACGGTGAGAGTGAGTGGAAGACCAGCGTAGCAACTGGGATTTGGGCAAAGCTTAAACAGATTACTCACGATTTGGCGATCGCCGCCAATGACATCGGCATTAATCCTAATGTTCATACGTTTGACTTGTTAAATAGTGCTGGACGTGACACATATATCACAAACCACGAAGCAAATAAGTTGAATGGTGTCGTAACTGATCTTTATATGCTCCCTGGGGCTGACATTAAAAAACTTGGCTCCCAAAACCCCAACTTACAAACTCTCATTGACGTTTACCTTCAGTGGCGATTCAAAATGATGTTACCTGGTTGGCCCCTTTATCTTTTTCCAGGAACGATGACGGGATCGGCTAGGGAGTTATCAGCCCAACCAGCTTTCCAACACGCCCGACTCCGAAACGAATACTGTAATGCCCTAACTCAAATCATTCGGCAAGTCATTGACACCGAGATTAAGTTAAAGCGGGGTGAAGAGTTTTGGCGAAAGACTGGTCAGTTTTATCGGATTGTCTGGCCCCAGTGGAATATGTCAGCCTTGGTTGGGGGTCAAGCGGGGGCTAATAATGATGAAACTTCTGCTGCTGGTATTAATGACCTCGATATGGGCGGGGTTGGGAGTGAGCCAGTTTCACAGCGATCGCTTAAAGATTTTGACTTAATAGCAACTAATGGGAGGCATTAACGATGACTTTTCAACCGACTGCAATCAATTTGCCCCCAATGGCAACTTTATTGAGAAAAGCGAACTGTGATGAAACTGATTTAGAAGATGCTGTCAAAAAGTGGGAAGAAAAACCCCCAGACGTAGAGTTTAAGGGTATTTTACGGGCTGAGATAGTGGAGGGGGATTAGTATGGCTATTGAGTCAATCAACTTAATTAATGAGGCTGCGATTCAACAGGGCAAAGATTATCGTCAGCCCCTACTTTTACCTGAGAAGGACTATACCTTGTGGACTCCGAGAGCCGTTGGTCGGGATGACTATAAAGAGAATGGTGG